TACGATCATCCAGTTTTCCCCATGCCCGACACCGGGCCGGGGCTTGCCTTTGGGTGTGGAGCCTTCCCAACAGGAAATGGTGGCCTTGCCCAGCAAGATTGACCAATGGATCAAGTGTCAGGCCCATGTTCATTGCGCCGGTCATTACATGGATGATTACTATGCTTTCTTTCCCACGGTGGATGAAGCAAAGCTGATGGGCCATGAAATTGTAAGGCGTTTTGAAGCCGCTGGAATCCGAGTGAACAAGCGCAAGTGTAAGGTGATCCCGCTTACAAAGCCGTTCCGGTTCTGCAAAGCCCGGTTCACACTTACCGAAACCGGCAAGATCAAGGTGAATGGAAGCCGGGATGGAGTGAAACGGGCAAGGCGAAAACTGAAGCTGTTTCACAGAGAGTTCAAAGAGGGAAAACGATCCTTCTTTGACATAGAACAATACATGGAGTGCCAAAGCGCCTATTACCGGAACTTCAACGATCATGGCCGGTTGTTACGGTTGCGGCGGCTTTACCATGCAATCTTTTTCGGAGGTGGACAATGTTTAGAATCATCAAAGCCGGGGCCGGTATCGGCCTGACCGAGAACCTGAACTACATCAAGAAAGCCGAAAATGGTTGCTACATCCTTTGCCCGGAGCATGATGCTTCGGGCATTGTTTTTGAGGGTGTGGCTTACCATTTGTTGGGCCGTGCCGCTATGGACGAACTGGAAACCGTGAGTTTGGAGGAAACGGACGCAGGAACCGAGATCACCAAAGCCACAGAAGCCGGTGGAATCGTCTTTGTCACCTTGGCGGAAGCCGGGAGCATTGACCCCATCACGGCGGCTGAACACGCTGATCTGTTCGCTGAATGGGCTTTCCCTGTTGCCTACACGGTAGGGCAGATTCGCCGCTACCAAGGCACCCTTTACAAGTGTGTTCAGGCCCACACTTCCCAAGCGGATTGGACACCCACAGCCGCTTCCAGTTTGTGGAGTAAGACAAATGACCCCGCTGAAGAATGGCCGGAATGGAGCCAGCCGGTGGGGGCGCATGACGCTTACGCAAAGGGCGACAAGGTGAGCCACAATGGAAAGCATTGGACATCAACGGCGGATGCCAATGTGTGGGAACCCGGTGTATATGGTTGGGAGGAATCGGCTTAATGGAGTACAAAATCTATGTGTGTCGAAAGCGGGCCAAATTCAAAGCAATTTGCGGACAAGTGAACATTCGGTATGGAACCATCCTGAATTGTCAGGGTGGTTTTTTGATTCTAAATGATCTTCCGGTTTGTTCCGTAACCAGCCAAAACGCCTATGACTTCTTTACCCAAAATGATGATGGTATGGGCAAGGAAAGGGGCGAACTGCTGAACAGGATCACCGCAACCCTGATGAAGCAGAACCCCGGCCACAATGCCCGGTGGGGGAAGATTTGGGATGATCCCCGTTGCCAAAAGTACAAGCGCCCGGAACAGGAAGATCATTGGATTTGGAATCATGACTTCTACAACGGCCCTGTTGAGGATTTGCGCTATATTGCCGCCCTGATCGGGGCCTGATAGGAGGTAAACATGACGCTTGAATTGTCTATTGTAATTTCTGTTCTTTCGGTTTCCTTTGCCTTGTATTCCGGTATTTCTAACCTGAAGCGCAACGATAAGAAAGACACCGCTGAGGAAACCGCCCAGCTTACCACCGTGATTGTGAAGCTGGAAAACATCGGGGATGGAGTGTCCGAAATCAAATCTGACATGAAGAATGTCAAGGGTGATGTTCAGGAATTGCGGGAACGCCTTGTGGCCGTGGAACAGTCCGCCAAATCCGCCCACCACCGCCTTGATGGGCTTGCGGGTGGTGTTGATGCGTGAGCCGCCGAACATCCCGAAAGCAAAAGATTGAGTTTTCCAAACTGATCCTGTATGTGGTGGGGGCCGTAACCGTTGGGGTTACGGCCTTCACCCTTATCATGGTTTGGAAAACTGAAAACCTTG